ATACAAGGCATGCTTCTGGTCTGCTTCTGACAGCCCCTCTACTATGAAGCACGGGATCATGACATCTGTCCCGTACGTCCTCGTGATAGCTGTCCACCTCTGCAGACCGTCTGTGAGGAAGTAGAACTCCTCCTCTTTCCCTGTCTCCGGGTTCTTAACCGCGCCGTGAGCAACGCTCAAAGGACGGAAACCGATGGGGTCGTACTTCTCCTCCCCAACCATGGATTTCAGCTTGCTTGCCTCTCCTCTCTGCCCAGGACCGGGCTGGAGGATGCTGGCAGGCAGGTTAGCGAAGCATGAGCCCTCGACGCAGATTCTCGGGTCAAGGCTCATGTAAACCGGATTGTAGTTCTTCAAAGTGCTTTTCAAAATGCCATCTCCTTCTAAAAATACGGTCAAATATGTCCAGAAGTGTTTGTCTAAACACTTATGTGTAGATTTGTCGATATTATCAGCCACTTATGAGCTCGTCCTTCGTGCTGTTCAACTCGCAATACTGCATAAGCTTCATGGCAGGGTACGACGATGCCGCCGTGGCGACTACCATCGTGATTCCTGCGTGAAGATATACGGGCGGGCACCTGTCGAACAATGTCATGGTGCAGAGCAGCCACCCCGTAAGCATGAAAAGAATAAGCAAGCCGAGAATAGTTGCTTGCGCGGCATCATAAAATCTGGACATAAGTGCCCCTCCCTTCAAAAAACAAAATGCTTAGCTGCATAGGAGCAGTATCGTACTGCAGAAAACCAGGAATGCCAGCGTGATAAGAAACAAAAACACGATAAGCTGCTGCAATGCCCCTGGCTCTCCCATGATCGTGAGTACGACCAGCCCTACAAAACAAATGATGAATGCTAGTACATGGAATACCATCTCTGCTGTTCCCTCGTTGAAAATAAAAAGATTATGTTAGCTAGCTGCCAACATATGCTCTTTCTTTTTGAGCTCCCTTTGATACTTCTTCAACTGCGCTAGACAATCCCTCACGTCGTCGCGATGCCCTGAAAGCCCTTGCAGCTGCCATAGAAGCCTCGTAGTGAACTCGATGGAAGAACGAATAAGGATAATCTGGAACTCTATTTCGTGCATGATAACCTCCTGCTTTCTTTGGCTAGTTTAGTACCTCTCTTGGCATAGAATAACACACATGGTTAATCCAGCACAAGAGATTCACAAAATTACAGCAAGTATTTCTTCCTCAGTTTCCATGCACGATACAGGCATACCAGCCGCCAAGGGTTCCAGATGCTCACTTTGTCGCTCACTCCGACTTTAGCTTTGAATCCGCGAGCAAAAAACCAGTCTATGATACGACCTGCAAACTCGCTCGTCATCTGCGGATCGTACCATTGGTACTCCACAAAATCGACGATGGTACTCTGGGGAACGTCTTCGATGACAAGCTCTACGCCGTCATCGAAGACGAATTCCAGCTTTACCGGCTTATCGCTCAAAACGGGATAGCGGGCGCACGACCGTCGCGCACCTCTTCCTCCTCGTCATATTCGGCAGCATTGTCATCCTCGTAGACATTCTTGCCCCTGAGAGAAAGCATGGCGGCGGCAATCTCCTCGTCAGTGTATCCGCTGTAGTGCATGGACTTCTTCGTGCAGCCAAGACTGCGCTCCTTGCAGAACTCAGAAGTGGCGTTGCCGCCCTTCTCTACGAGGTCAGCAGTCTTGCGAAGTCCGGTAGCCGTGCAGTCAGTGCTGAACTTCACGACTTTGCCGGCAGCGCCCCAGATAGCGGCGCCACCACGGAACAATGCAGCCAGGGTACTTCCTGCTGCTGCGTTAGCCTTCTGCTGCTCTTCTGCACTCAAATCGAACATACCCATAATAAATTCCTCCTCACAAAAATAAGACATTATCGACAAAAACAAATACTTATGCCGCGATATCCTTGCTGTCCGTGTTATTCAGCTGCTTGAAGTCCATGGCCTTAGACAGGATATCCTTCAGGCCGTTGAACATCGGAGATACCGCGCCGAAAGCCTTCACCATAGTCATGGCTGCGTTGACGCTATCCACTACCTGCTGAGCATGGTTCTTGATGATGCCGCAGATATCCAGCAGATAGTCGATGGATACCTCAACAGTGACCATGGTGCCGTCAATCTTCATGGGCTCAACATTTACCTTGAAATACGGGGAGAGCATGGACAGCTTCTCACGAAGCATCTCTACCTTCTCTTCTGCCGTCCCGGCCTTCTCATTAAGCTCCATGGCCATGTCCTCCATAGCATTGATTTCGGCATTCTCGTAGAAAAATACAATACGCATAATAAAATTTCCCCTTTCGTACATACAGAAAAACATCCTCAAAAACAAGAACTAAATCAGACTTCCAGGTTCTTGGCATACTCAACAAGTTCGCCGTAGCTACTGAAGTTCTTGGCGCACTCGTCTCCGAATACGTCTTCTACGACGATGCTGTATTCCTCGCTGTCTGCTTCGGCCAGGAATGTCACCTGCCTGTCGTAGCTATTGAGCTTCCAAAGCGCTTCCTCTAGCGTCATCCCAACTACCTCCTTTGGCTAATCTACGCCATAGATCATAACAACCTTATCGTAGCCATCTTCGTCATACTGATAGCGGACGATACTGTCTCCTTCCAGTTCATGGAACACCTGGGCATACACATGAACCTGGGATTCGAGGTCAAGTCGCGGGTCAAGATGCACGCTGGCGGCCATCTCTGCCCACACTACATCACTATCCCGGTATTCCCTTATGAGCCTGTCCACTTCATCCCGCATGAGCTCTTTCTTCTGGTAGTATGTCATGGCTCTTCCTCCCAGATGCAGTTAGCCAGCTCGTTATTACTAACGGCGCTCAAAGAAATAAAACGGTCCGTATCTGCCTCGTAGAGCTCTGCGACAACGTATTCGCCGTTATCTCTGAGACAACAGCCTTTGACAGACCTGTTCGGGCCGTAAAACCAAAGACCTTCCCTATTCTCTCCCATACTCAATCCTCCGTATAATCAGCAGTGAACAAGAAAAGTTTATATCCGGGCAGAACAGAAATGAAATCCCGAATAGTCTTTCCTCCCATATCTTCCTCAAAGGTAAGATAGCCTTCATTATCAACGAAAGCTTCGAGGCCATCAATTTCGTAGTCATGCACCTCTCCGTTGACATCAAAGCAGTCCAGAATATACTCCCTCTGAAGGTCTTCAAGAATCTTGTAAGCATGGCCATCATTTTTTGCCATGACAGCACCGAAAATTTCCAATATCCCACTCTCCTTTCAGAACCAGGAAGCCAGAACAGAATCATGGTCGCCGATATTGGCTTCCACGATTGCCCGCGCCGCCTTGTTCTTCCTGTAATACTTACGCTGCTTGAAAGCATCCCTGATTACGTCACGATTTATCTCCTTGACACGATTCTGATAGTTATCATCCCAAGTATTGCCACGGCAGTAATCGATATGGCCATACCATTCGCAGCTCCAATACTCTCCAGCCTTATGAGCTTCAAGAGCCCTGACTGCCGCCTGAGGCGTGAAATACCCAAGAGACTCCTCTATCATGCAGGAAGCCAGCCTGCGATAACGAGCCAGAGTCTTCTTCCATGGTGCGTTAGGGCACTTCGACTTCTCGATAGGAACCATATTCTTACTCCTCCTCTGCTTCCTGGACAGTTATATCCCAGTTACCGAAACAACTTCCGCCCTCTTCGATGAACTCATCAAGCAGCTTATCGTCACTGACTACGTCTTCGAGCGGAGTAAGTGTTTCACCGAGCCAGAATTCGGTATTCCAGCCCTTTTCTTTGTATTTTCTAAGCATATCTTCCAAGGCTGTCTTTACCAGCTTTCGAGTTTTGCTGAGAGCGTCTTCTCCTGTCACTATATGGAAGCCATTAGCGGTACATGCTATGTCTCCGTCGAAGTCTATATTCACGGCGTATGCTTTAGACATATCCTCTTCTCCTTCCTCAGTGCTGCCAGATCTCTCCGGCAATAAATACAGCCGACAGAAGGGCCATAGGCCAGAATACGATAGCGAAACCAAGAATAAATTCCATTTCAAGATTCTCCTTTCTTAGGCAATAGTCAGCATGGAAGTCATTCCATAAAAGAAACGAGCATTATATGCCCGCTCACGCTTCTCCTGACTATTGTTGTGAGCCAAGACACGTTCTGGCACATTCTCTACGCCCAAGCGCGTCAACAAATGCCCTCTTGCGTTGGTAATTGTCATCTGCCCCCAGCCGCTATTGAAGTTCTTGATTTTCAATTCAATCTACCTCCTTACGGATTACTTTACTCATGCCGCAGCTCTCCTAATAGCAGCCCGGCCATTTTCCAGGAGATAATCCTCGTGGCCAGAACTGTAAACAATCGTGAAGATCCCGTCATTGCTCTGATGCAGCTCAGATACATTCCCGTGCTTCTCCACGCTCTTCTTGACTGCCTCGAAGAACTTAGGATGCCTGATAATAAGAGCCAGGGTATTCAGATATCCAGCCTTCTCCCAGCTCAGAAGAACATTCCAGATTCCCTGCTCCCTGTAATGGTCCATATAGAAATAAGTCCTGTCAATCGCGGCCATAGCAGCCCTAGTCATATTAGTCATTTCTTTTCTCCTCCCGTGAATAAATCGAAAATAAACTCCATGATAGCTAATGGAAACAATAAAGTTAAAATCCACATGATGATATCTCCATTTAGGTAATATAAAAGTGATGTACCTCCTCTTCCGAAAACAGAAAGGATGATCAGTATGAGTCCAGCACCAGCGCAGCCGCCTAAGGCAGAGCTGCCGTCTCCAAAGCCCCCTGTCCCCACTAACGCAGAGTTTTCTTCGAAGATCAAGAACCTCGATAATAAGCTTAACAGCATCGAGGCTAGAGTCACTGTCCTTGAAAGCAATATTTCCAAGATTGAGCGGAAGTGTAACAAACTGGAAATTGCTGACAAGAATCTTCAGGCTTGTTTTGATTCGAAGTTCAAGGTCATGCAGAACAATTTCAGCAGCTTGAATAACCAGATCAAGAAATATCATGACAAAAAGGTAGAGACAGCAAAGTGACTACTCAGGATATTAATTCGAAACTTCTCACGAGAATCAAGAAGCTTGAGAAAAAAGCCGAAGACTACGCAGAAAAGCTTGCGTCTCTCACTAACGTAGACAAGAGACTACAGAACCAGATCGATTTTCTCCAGAAACAGCTTAAGCGAATCTCAGAGAAAGGAAATGATTGCATGCAGCAACCAGATTCCGACGCACTTGTCAAGTCTATCTATGAGCTCGAAGAAGTCATCAAGAAAATCCAGTATCAGGCAAGCAAGCTCGCCGCTCAAGCAAGAAGCTTGCATAAGCTGGATAACAAGGTGCAGATCAAGTCTCATCTCATCGATCTCAGTTCAGATAACATGAGTATCGAACTGAATATCCATGACCTGCTGAACGCAGACAAGATAGTCGACAATGAGATAGAACGCCTCATAGAAAAAATAAACAAAAAGGCTTGACAGAAATTAATTTCTGTTATACAATTAACACATCCTTGTAGAATACCACAGAGGGGCACGCGCTTTGACCACGCGTGCTCTTTTGTTTTTCCAAATTGAAAAAATGCTTGACATGTTGCATAAGATAAAATATAATTAAAAGCACAAATCCTTTCTCTATATAATCTATGAAAGCCCTCTCGCCCCGGAGAGGGCTTTTTTCTGTTACGCGTACCACTTTCCGATCTTCGTGCCCCCTAAATCCCGACAACATACCAAGGCTCTCTCCAAGCCTTGTCCTTTTTCTTTGCCCATGCTACGAGAAGCTTAATAGCGTGAAGGCATTTCTCTCGGAGGCCATTATCCGTACCCATTTCGAGATAGTCGGACAGTTCTTTCAACTGGGCATATACCCAGTCTACAGCCCGGCGCATCTTCTCTCTTGCTTGGTTCTTTTTAATCTTGGCCATCATCTCTTTCTTGCTCATTTTCATACACGCTCCTTTTCTCTAATCGTACTGCAGGTGCCAGGAATCCATATCCCGGAGCCTGCAGTATTCTCTATATTCTTTTCCGTTCTCAAGATAACTCTCTTTGTAGACTGGCACGTACTCTTTTAACCAGTTGCTTACCTCAGAAAAAGAGTCATCTTTCCATTGCTGATACGGTATATGGGCCCAGACGAAATACTCTTCTATATCGCCCGCATACTTCAGCATTTTATCTGACGCCATTCTCATCAGCCCACCTCCGGCCTCCAATCTTTCCAGGAAGGATACTTCCTCCACATGGAGAACTTCCTGTCCGGCTTGTTCACAACCTCAAAACGATATGCATAGTCGCGCTTTTCGAAGCAACGAACCTGCTCGTCTTCTGAGTCAACCATGCAGTACATCTCGATGGCTCGTCTAACGGGGCTCTCCACCCCGAAGTTATCCAGAACCTCTTTCATCGTGTAAACCATTTGACATACCTCCTCAAAAAAAAGAAAAATTAGCATAATAAAGACAAGAACCCAGGTCCCTAAGTTATCTGGTTAAATGCGAGAAAAATTGTCATCGTAAAGAGTCATGAATCAGCTTATGAAGCCGGCTCATGACTCTTTACTTTTTCTGACGTTCTTATTCCATCTTCGCATACCTCCCTGCAGAACACTACGGAATCAGCATAGATACCTAATGCTATGACAGCATCAGCACCTATGATAATCCCGATAGGAACGAGAAATTCTAACAGGAACATCTGAAATACTTCCTCGTCAGACATCCCTATGAGCTCTAAATCTACCCCGTCACAGACAAGGGTAGAAGCGAGCTCTCCCGTCAAAATAACCAAAACAGCCATGATAGAGGCCTTTAACATATCCGGGCGCCTCCTTTCTCCTTCGTATAACTGCCCCTCCCAACTATGGTATAGGGTGTGGTTAATTTTGGTTAGAGATATGGTTAAGGGAGAACTTCGGGGTCAACAAATACAAAGTCAGCTACAGAAGTAGCCGCCCGATACGCCTCCCTATAATCCAGAGCCTCGTACTCTTGTATATCTGCGAGCACATCAAACCTCTCGCATTCTATCCTCTCCACCACCTCCTCTGCCTGATAACGGGAGCAATACAGCCCCTCAAACCCTCGATAATCCGGATCGTCTTCAGACCAATAATAAACAGCGTAGTACATCTCTTCTAATACCTTCCTCTGTTTCTGTCCAGCCATTCGTAATAAGTCTTCTCAAGGATGTCGTCATGGGCTGCGTCTAAAAGCCCTTGGATATAATCCGGCATGGTAAGCTCTGTGTCGCAAAACTCGTCGAAACATACCCAACATGAACCACCAAAAGCATCTGAGTCGAATTCCCATGCCTTAAAAATGCCTTCGATATCTGCTTTCATGCCTTTTGGTTCTGTATCGTCTTCAGACTCGTAATAATCAGTGATATAGTCATCATGATATTCAGGGATTTCCGTCATGCTGCGCATTAAATCAGATAGCCCATACCCATGAGACATCATCCAGTCGAGCTGATACAAGCCATAGAGTTTATGTTTCATCTGTTCTTCAGTCATTTGCAAACCTCCTCATGTAGTTCACAAGCGCATATCTCTGTTTTCCCGTAGAGCGGATTCGTATTCAAATTCTTTAGTATTCTAGCACCATACATTGATTCAACTACATCAAAATATTCCTTATCACGGCAAACGTATTCAGATACCATAAACATAGTTAATACCCTCCTAATCCAGAAGTTAACAGATAGAGGCCGCGGGCACTTACCACCCACAACCTCTATAGCGCATACTAAAAACGAGCGAGCTTATGACAGCCCTCAACACTATCAGCTCCGCCAATGAACCCGTTAGCGTGAACGAATACGCCATCATCAATCCCGGCGGCCTCATTCAACTCCTCTCCTCTGAGCCCCTTGAAAGGAAGCTCATAGTTCAGAGCAAAACTACCAACCTTATTGACTCCCTGAATCATGAATGAACCCCGGCCGTTAGGGAACGTGAAGAACTTAACTTCCCTGTCAGGATGCTCAGCATTCCAGATTTGGCATTCAAGAACAGAATGACCCATATGGTGAGAGAAATCAGCAATGCCGTCCTCTCCCATGGATTCGAAAGCAGCCACACACTCTGTATGGTCAGGAATAGCCTTTTCAGCATCACGAAGCATAGCAGAGAAGATTCTCTTAGCCATCTTCACAGCGTCATCGAACCTCCAAGCCTGATCTGCATCATCAGCGGGGTCCTGGCCGTTAAGCCAATGGATAAACGAAAATGGAGACTCTACTCCCTCGAAATCCTGTCCGTTATCTTTAGCCTGCAGAGCGTACAGACCGTTAAACAGTATGATGTCCAGCATCTCCTGGCTCAACTTATTGTCTTTTACTGCCTGAGCCAGAACCTTGCCCAAGGCGGAGTACCAGATACCGTTATCGTATTTCTTGTCGCGGGCGGGACCATGATGGTCAAACTCACTGCCCCCTACGTCAACCAAGGTGTACCCCTCACTCTCATACTTCTTGTGAGCCTCTGCATCCCGGCTAGGAATACGGACAACCTCTGGCTCTCCATAAAGAACAGAGATAGCAGCAACAGCTACCACTTCGTCCTGATGAAATACGAAATCATGAACAGCAATCTTGTTAAACATGCTTATTCCTCCCTCAAAGAAATAAATAGTACCGTTATCAATCAACATGATGTTTATTCCGATAATCAGAGGCCGCGGGGCAATACCCTTACCCTCACTACTTCTGATACGTATACTAAAAACGAGCAGGCTCTTCTCCTGATTACTTATATACCCAGCTAACAAAATATCAAAACCCGCGGGCGGAACCTTTCCTGCTTCTCTTTTGGTTCTAATATAACGGCAAATACCCCTCCTCTACTACTAGAATGACTCCTAGTAAAAACGAGCAGGTTACTACTCTTTACTCTCTTAGAACAATATACTATCTCCTAAAGCTACTAGAATACTCACTACGATAATTATAGTGAGCCATAATATAACCATAGAGATATTATCGTCTTTATACTCTGATTCTTCTCTCTTAACAGACATATAAAATAATCCTCCCTTAATAAAGATAATTTACAAACTTGTACTGGTAAGCATATTTAATGCGTACCAGTATTTATTTGCTGGAATCAGTGTCAAATGGATAGATATATCATTGGTACTACAGTTTCAGTGTTTATGAGTCTTCTCTGGTAGTTTTGATAGGGTGTACCCAAGCTGGATAGTATGCTCATAATAAAACAGAGATATTCTGGCAGATCTTTCCGCCCAGGTCTTTCCTCTGTCCAGAACCATTAAAGCGGCGCTCAGAACCAGATCTTTTCCTTACCCAGAATGCTATAAAAAGGACTCAGAACACCTTAATCTGAGCAATCAGACCAGGTCTTTCCCCAGAATTTTTTCCAGTTTCTTTACCCTGCCAGAACGCCCGTCACACAAGGGTTTTGGGCGTCTGTTGCCTACACTCCAATAAGTTATTGTAGTAAGCTTTTATACCCACTCCAATAACTTACTGAAGCGAAAGATATCTTAACCATTCACGCTCCAATAACTTACTAGAGTGAGTATTTCTACTTGTACTCCATTAAGTTACTGGACTGAATAATCATTCATGTAAGAACTTACTGATAGTAGTCTGGGAGATATTAAACTTGGCAGCGATCTCTTTATAAGTATGACCGCTGTTATAATACTCCTTTACTCTATCTTTGAATGCAGCATCATATACTACAGGACGTCCTATCCTGGGTACATCTGCTAATTCTTGCTTAAGCTCATAAATAAGAATGCGCTGCCTCTCTATTTCTTCTTCGAGCGCGGCCTCTCTTTCTCTGAACCTGTCTATTTCTCTCCTTGCTTCAGTGAGTTGGATATCCATCTCCGCTATGAGCAAGGATTGTGTTAGGTTATTTATAAGTATTCCTCCTTTTACTCCAATAACCTACTGGAGCAAGTACTTTTTCACTTGTATTCTAACACAAGTCTTTCTCTTATGCAAGAATAAAAAAGTATTCTAAACTAATCCAAGAGGTCTTGAACCACTTTAGGATACTTTTTTGGCTCTGCTCTCTAATGCCGTTTATAGCAACGCTATGAACGAAGTTTGTTTCTCGTGTGTCCCTACACACGGAAACGAAAAATCAGAAACGCTAATTTCCCGAAAAATCCACCCCACACGGACTTACCCCCGGGAATTTTTAACACCGGTTCGTATTTTGTCCGCTGGGAGTGGAATTTTTCTGACAATTATTGGCCCGTAGCGACGCTGCTAGGGCCATTTACGGATTTTCAGGCCAAAACAGCTCCCTTCGAAAGAAGAGCTTTGGTATCCTGAGAATTGACCGCCGCCTTCCAACTCTTCTTGATGGCTCCATCCTTTCGGAGAGCGTTCATAGGAAGAGTGTATCTCTGGCCGTTGATGACCAAGTTCATGGCTCCGAATCCGCTATGAGCCATGATTCCATGACTTCTGGAAGAACGGATGTTACCCCGGACGTTGTGGTGAGCCATACCCGAGCCGCCCTCCACGTTCCAGAACTTATTATTGCCTAAAATACTAAGAATGCTATTCATGATATATACCTCCTTGGGACTATGCCCATAGATAAATAGAATAAAAAAGAGGCTACACCTTTCGGCGCAACCTCCTTCTTCTTGTGAGCTCGGATTAGGCAGCAAAGCCGGGAGCCTTCCCGTCCCTGTGCTCCAGCGAATTCAGTGCCGGAACCGCTACGTAGCGGAACCATGACACTGCCTCACCGTAGACAGTATCGGGCAGCACATCACTGGCCTTGTCGTAGCCAAAGCGACGGACCGTGACATGAGCCACGCCCTTCTTTGTCACCCTGACTTCGAGCTTCCTCTTACCAACGACGAACGCGTCGCTGACATAGAGCCCCTCGCCTGCCTGGCGGATAAAGTCATCACCCTCTACCTCGGTGAATTCCACATCCTGGCCGTCTTTATACTCGACGCCGTTGATGCTGATAGCCTTGCTGTTCAGGACCTCGTACTGGCCGAGTTCGCACTCACTCTTATAGAGCGAGCGGGCCGGAATCGGGTAGAGCTGCATCCCGAGCTGCTTGGCTTCAGAGACAAGCTCCTCAATGCGCCCGATGTAACCACCCCAGTCACCTGAGGCAGTTTCCATCCAAGACTGCCAAATCTCTTTGTCACGAGACTTAGCAGCAATCTTCAGGGCGAGACCCCTGTGGCAGCTGATGCCGACGCGCCCTTTGACTCCGGCCTTAGCGAAAGCGGCCAGGACTTCCTCAAGGAGAGCCAGTTCGGCAGCGGCGGCGGAGAGACTAACCTCTCCCTCTACCACTTCGTACTGACGGGGCTCGGCAATGTGCATCTTGCCGCCCTTCTTGATCTCCTCGGTGTCGCAGAACGCGACATTCACCGTGGCGTTGGACACATTGTTGGCTACATAGATATACTTGGACATTTCGCATTACCTCCGTTTTCTTAACGCAATTACTTTTCTCGGCGAGTGTTATTCACACCCCAACGATGGTATAAGGGTGTGGTTATTTGGTTTGGCTCAAAATATTTGGTTATTTATTTTTGAGCACCACCTATCTATGTTAGAGGGTGTGGTTATATTTATATGGTTAGATTTTTTTGGTTGTATTTGGTTTTTTGTTTTGGTTTTTTATGTGGTTTGTATTGAGGCTCTGGCTATATCATATGGTTACGCTTTTTGGACTTACCCCGCAGGGGTAAAAAAGGGGGCCGGCCCAATAAAAAAGGGGCTCCCTCCCGGAAGTCCCTGTCCCCCGCAGGGGGGGTGGAGATTCAGTGGTAGCAGCCGCGCCTCGTGCAGGCATCTCCATGCGGCCATTTCGGGAGTGCCAGCTCCCCGGGAATTTCAACCCAATAAAAAAGACAGGCTATTTATATAGCGCCGCCTGTCTTGGCGCTGGGGTTATGCTTTCTTTTCTCTGTGAGCAACCGGCTTGAATCTTGCCAGCTTTTCAGGAGTGCAGGGAGGGCATTCTGGGTCATATACATCAATATGATTCCTTAGCCTCTCTGACTCCATTTCGATTCTTTCAGGAGTCATAATTTTCTTGATCTCCTCCATGGTCATCGTAACCATTGCCATTCGTATTTCCTCCTTTCAGCCTTGTTCGCCTTTCGTGCGGATATGATCCTTATCGTATCATGATCGCGATACGTACATACCACGAAGAGTACTTCCTTGACCATACCAATGATGTTATACCTGTCCTCATCCTTGCTATGGTCATAATCATATTCTTCCAGACGGTACTCATCTTCGAATACAAGAGAAGCATATTCAAAGGATACGTTATGCTTCTCGACATTCTTTTGAGCTTTGGCCTCATTCCATTCAAACTTCATCCTATCTCACCTCCTTTATTATACCACTAAAACATCTCATAGAAAAGTAAATCTACATTGGAATCACCTCCTTTCTATAACCAAGACAATTACCCTACGTACTCGTCCTCATCGTCGTAGCTGTAGTCCCAGGCACCGCCATCGACATCTTCCTCCTCGTTATCATCGCTGACAACGATAGACTCGATATCGGTGGTAGCCGGGGCATACGAAGCTACGACAACTTCCGAGCTGTCCTCGTCGATCCTGTTGCCTGCATAGTCAAAGACGAGCACTTCGAGCTTGTATTTCTTTGCGAGAGAAATCATGCTCTTGGTGCCTCTTGACTTACCATCCCAGAAAGCGACAAGACGATCTGCTACCTTAGCCATCTCCTCGTTACGGATAGGCCCTGCAGCATGACCATGCTTGGCCCAGTCTGCCGGATGGAGCTCACAACTGAGACCATGTTCCTCGGCATACAGCTCCCCGAGAGTATCTGCTCCTGTAGCATGACCAGAGATGATGACATCTCCAGCCTTGACAATGGAATCAAGCACCCGGAAAGCAGTAGCCTTGTCGCAGTAGTCCCTGCCGCCGGCAACGATGGTCCTCGTCGCCTTGGCCTCCTCTACGAGCTCTTCCTCCGCAGAAACAGAATAAAACTCGATAGGCTCAGCCTCGGCAGCAGTGAGAAGACGAGACTGCTTCCGCTCCTCGTACCCGTCATCGACTTCGAGCTCCTCGTCAACAGGCACGACGTACTCGCGTTCGTCTGCCTTCCTCACGTTCTCAAGCAGGATCAGGACAGTACGCTGCCCCTTCTTCTGCTTGCTCTCGTAAGTAATGACGTTGGTGACCTCGCCCTCGACTCCGTTGTACAGGCCGAACGTGGCATCCTTGCCATTGCCTACATGGAAGTAGCCAATGCCAATGCTGCCCTGATCGTCCTTCACAGCCATGGTGTCGAAGATCTCGTCGCCATCCTGGCCCTGAGTCTTCTTCGCCCACAGCTGGAGAGTAGCGGCATGGCCCTCGCTGTCAGGAGCAAGCTGATCGAGGACGTAATCGAAATGGCTGTCCATCCAGTCATTCAACTTTGTCTCTACGATCAGGGACTTACTGTCCTGCTGCAAAGGCATCAGATCCAAGACGTCCGTGGAGGCGATGAACTTATCATCTTCCTTGATGATAGTGTACACGCCGTTCAGGTTGTCCTTTGCCCTCGCTACGCAGATGTCGCCATTCATTCCCTCGCCATCCTTGAAGGGGAACATGTCGCCATCTTTCACGAGTTCAGGATCAACCCACTCCAGAGCGTCCGTCGTAAACCTTGCCACCCTGTCATCATCGGCGCACACGTAGTCCAGGATGAACCTCATGTACTCCTCAGGCAGGGCGCGGTACGCGAAGGAGCTCAACTTGGAGTCTACCTTGCCGTTCTTGTTGTAAGCAAGACCGATAAGCAAAGCAGCCTTCAGAGCAGCAATACCGTTCTCGTCATAACGACGACCGCCATTCTCGTCCTTCACGTTACGCATCTTTGCTTCAAACGCTTTGAGGCCCTTCCGAATGGAGTTGCCGAGAGCATTGAAGAAACCTGCGTATTCCCTCTTGATCTCGGATTTCGCAAGCATCTTGTCATTGCGATCTCCGGACCCACGCTCGATCTCTTTCAGCTTCGCTTCCTGCGAAGTGTTCAGGTGCATGTAAGTCACCTTGAAGAAAGCGGCGAGCTTCGCTGCCTCGGGATTGGCAGTTGCAAGATCCATGATATCTTTGATAAGGTCACCATCGAAGCCGGGCTTGATGGCGAGAAGGGGCTTGATTGCCTTGACGACGGCGTTGTAGCCCTCTTCCCTCAGATCATATGCCCAGTCACGGACAATGATCTCATTGACCTTATTGACGTAGCGCTTGATCTTCTTGTCGAACATCGGCTTCGTCAGGATACCGGTCTTGCGGCCATTCTTCGGATACGTGATCACCACGTCGGACTTGCCGTCGACCTTGTAGTCCAGCTCAATATCCATGTTCCTGTCGCGGGACAGAAGCTTGACAAGGCGGCGCAGGTCAGCAGCGTAGTCGATGTTGGCTACACGCATCAGAGTCTTGGCGGCATCGATGGTGAACTCCTGCGCCATCCTGCCATTGGCAATCAGGTCGTAGAAGAACGCCATCATGTTATCGCGGCTGAGCTCCATGGTCGTGGCAGACTCCCGGATGTCGTGATACTTGTTGATATCGATGTCAACAGTATTCAGACCTACCTCATCCTTGAAGTAGCGGAGCGGGACATACTTCTTCCCTGCTTCCTCCTGGTTGCCGAAGACCTCTACCATGATGGCGCGAGCGACCTCTACGTCCCTCTGCTCATCCTTGGTGAGCTCATCGTCAGACTTGCCCTCAAACCGCTTCATCTTGAACCAGAGATCAGCGAAGATGAGGTGGATGACGGTGACGACGCCGACATCCAGGTTCGCATTCAGGATGTTCCTGATGCTCGCCTCGTTGCCAGGATTCATGATGCCCTTTGCCTCCATCTCCTGGCGAGAAGGCATGTTGTCTCCGAGCTGGATGTCCTTCCAGATCTCATCGACATTCACAGTCGGCTTCGGTGCCTCAAAGGACGCTGCATCGCCAGCGGCCCTCAAGTCGGTATTGCCCTGCTTGGCCTTCCTGTCCTTGACGGAATCATCAAGACGGACAACCAAAGACTGGACAAGCCCGAAGAAGTATGCCAGCATCACCTTGACATACTCCTGCATGGCTGCGACACGATCGCCTTCCCAGTCGATGGCTTCGATCCGCTCGTCCTTTTCTGCCTCTGTGAGGACAGCAGTGACGAACATCTCATCACCATCGAAGTCCATGCCTGCTTCCTGGTTCATGAGGGAAGAGACACAGGCTACGAGAAGGGCAGGCTCGGTGATGCAGGCGTAGAGATACGCGATCTTGCTTGCGTTCTCGTTGCCTGCCAACCTGTTGGCGATTGCCTCATCGGACAATGCTTCCAGGCGTGCGAGCTCACCGATGTGCTGCTTCGGATACTTGCAGCCGACAGCATTCTTGATCTCGAGTCCGTTCATGAGCTTGTTGTAGCACTCGTGGTGCTTCTCCTCGCTCACGGACAGGATCGGGGTACCATAGAACGCCGCGAAGTCCGGCATCAGGACGAAGTCCGTGCCGTCGATGGGCACACGTACCCTGTCGGCACGGGACTTGCCTGCCTTGCACGCTGCCTTCAGTTCGTCCTTGAACAGAGCCGCATCCTTCTCGCGGCAATAGGCAGGTGCAAGCTTCTCCGCCAGCTGCACGACATTCATGCCATGCTCGCTGTTCTCAATGATACTCCTCTCCATATCACTGAGATCCATGGCTGCGACCTCGTCGGCATCCATGGGCCGGGCCATCTTGATGGCGGACAGGACATCCCGGGAAGTCACGATCGGCGCTTCCTCCCTCATGATATCCTGAACGGCCTTATCCATCTGGGCGGAGAAGCCAGCACGGACAAGACCCCGGAGGTTGGGGCAGACGGGCATAAGGGACTGCAGGATCTGCGTGGAAGTGCCCATCCCGTTCTTCCAAGCAGACTTCCTCTTCCTGAACACCTTGAGGATGTTCAAGAAAGAGGGCATCTGAAGATCCTGCTCTGCCTTCTGGGCGTTGAGGTCCCCGAGAAGGTCGACAAGCCCGAGGTCGAAGTCGGCGCTGTTCTCCGGAACCTCGATGCCATCGTCATAGACAATGACTACGACCTTTCCGGCGAGATCGCCCTTCTTACCCTTGCTGTCGATGGCCTCCCGGTAGTCCTTCTGGAACGTCCTGTCAATCTCGGACGCCCTCTTGACTACCACCTCGGCACCGTGGCAGAGTCCCTCCGGACGGGTGATCATATCCACGTTGAACCACTTGGGCATCGTGGAGAACACACCTTTGTACGCGAAGGGCCTTGCCTGGCACGCGATGCCCGTGACAGCCTCTTCGTTCATCACCCGGTAGCCGAGGCTCTCCAGGTATTCACGAACAAGACCGTTACGGACGGCGTACCACCCGTCAGCACCGGAGAATTCCTTCCCGGTGACAGCGTCCTTCAGCGTCCACTTTCCCATGTAAGTGGCAACAACACGGACGCGCGGGCCGGCAAAGGATGCCGTGTACGGGGCGGACTCACGAATGTTCGCCTGCGCCGTAGACTTGGCATCCTTGAGACGTCCGGGATTAGCATAGAGGATGCTAATGGCTCCCGTCGCCTCGATGCTCCTTTTGAGGTAGTTATACCCCGTTTCGCTCATGCAGGAGCAGATGAGCTTATGCCTCTTTGTGTTGCCGGCAGAAGCATTCGAGCCGGTGAAGGTGGAACAGTCATTGTAGACCAAGCCGTGCTTGACATGATTGTTCCACTCCTTGACGGTGATTTCCTCAAGCTCGCCGTCAAGCTTGTAGTACAGGTCCGCCCCATCATTGCGAGCGTATGCATACCAGTGGCAATTCACGGTATCGTACACGAACGTGGCCCTGTACATCCACGCTGCGGGGGCAACCTGGTTACCATGAATGCTGCCCCTGGCATTAATGGTAAGATGAAGCTCAGAGAACGTGAAACGCTTGACGGGCTTCACGGTATCCCCGAGCCTCACCTTTGCCACAGACCAAAGCTTGATAGCGCCAGTGCTGCGGTTCCACTCAGCGCTATCCTTCCCGGCGAAGCAGGTAGTGACAGCCTTTACAGACTTGTCCTCCTGCTTCACCGGGAAGGTGTTGACGTCCAGGTTCACGCAAGCATAGCCTGCATGTGCCTCCATCGCGGCTGCCTCCGCAAGGATGTCTTCGGCATTGATACGGGAAAAGATCTTGGACATGGTTATTACCTCCTGAATAAAATAGGATTATCAACGGTTGCCCAGTTTAACGTCGTATGGCAGGACGATGGCTGATCTCAGAACAGGGCACTCACTGCCTGAGAAGCCAAATCAATGGCCTCCCAGACAGCAAGCTTGATCGCCGCCGCCATCGCAGCCATAATGGTCGCGAAACCGACGGCAAACCCTATCTTCCGAGTCTTCCTGTACACAAACAGGAACACCAGGAAAAAGAGAAAACTAAGAAATGCGGCAAAGATCATATAGATCTCTCCTTTCAAAAAATATAAAGAAAGCCTGTCCAATGGCTATAAACCACTGGACAGGCACGACACAAGGAGGTATAATACAGACAAGGGTAGAGGTAGCCTCATGGAGCGGACACTCCAATCATCGGCCACCAACATCCTAGTGGTTATTCTTCCGGATCTTCACGGAAATGCTAAAGATCTTGGAAATCTTCATCCGTATTGAGACCCGGTAACCCAGGACTGCTAAGAGAATCAGCGTCGTCCCAATAACGAACGCTATCAAGGCAAGTCCTACTGCATTGGCCAGGGGCATATAACTCACTCCTTTCTGGCCTGTAGAAGTAAGGCCCCGTGTTCCAGGCGGGGCTTTCGCAGTTTATAAAGGTCTTCGGACCTTATCACCTCCCTTCAGGTAAATTTTTCTTTAGTAGGCGTACCGTCCAAGGAGCCTCCACTCTTCGGACTTATCGCGACGGAAATACCACGCGATCACGTGGCACTCCGTCAAATGCTCGCGGCGAACTTCCCAGCCATTACGCTTGAAGTCCGCCGCTTTTCCTGTGAGGATCTTGTCTGCCATTTCTGCTCACCTCCTCACATGCTTCCGCTGAGGCAAGAAAGCCCCAGCATTGCCGCTACCGCCCCCGCATACCACAGGCGCTGCAGAGAGCGCCCGTGATACCGGAGATCCTCGGGATCAACAAAAACAACGGCAACAAATCCAAAGAACTTCTTCATGATAAATTCCTCCTAAAAAGACAAAATATTCTGAAATATTGCTTGACATTCTCCTCATAAAGCTGTATAATATTAGACATCAGCTACTAAGGAGGAATATCAGATGACTGACGCACGGATCGAAAAAATGACGAAATATTTCCAACAGGCTTATGATTACTTAAAAGAAGGTAATCGCAAGCAAGCAGAGCGCGCCTGCCACAAGGGAGACATTCTAATCCAGCTCGAACGGCCGCGAACCATTACTGGAGACGGATGGAATATTGTTTTTCATGGTGGCAAAGATACACGCCCCACTATTGAAAGTGTCACTGATTGGCTTAAAGCTCGATCCCTCGCATAAACCAGTCAGTGACCTCCATGGCTGCATCGAAGCCGGGGTTTTCAAAAACCTCGGCTTCGATTTGTTTCTCGGAAAAACCGGCAACCTCCAGTATTTCCCGAAAGATTTCAACGCCGTCGCCTCCTTCCGGCGCGTTGACAACCTTGATGCCGCTGCTACCGAATGTGTCCTGTACAGCAGCAGCGGCAGCGTCAGAGAAGCCAAGTTTCAGCTGGATTGGCCTCCCATTGATTTCAACGTCGATCTGCGCGGCATCCAGCGCCTTATCCACGCAGATCCAAAACCGGATCCCCCTCTTCTTCATGGATGTCTGCATGACACCCAAGACGAAGAGGGAAGCGACTTCCCACTGCTTCCCGGCCATGATACAGCGATCAACGCCGTATTCCCGGAAGAAGGAGGAAATTGCTTCTGCGTAACCCTCCTTTGTCTGACTGCCGACCTTACGGGCAACAGCCTTCAAAAAGGTTAATTTGCCGAGGCTAAGATCATACTGTTTTTCCATGAGAAAAATCCCCTTTCATATTTCGGCGCGGCTTATATAGCCTTCTTACGCCAATAGAAAAAATAAGTGCCTTAAGCACTCCATAGGCCCCTCTACCTCCCGGAGAGGTAAAGGGGTCTAGCAATGCTTAAGGGAGGAATCAGGCCGCAAAAGCAGCTTCAAGCTGCTCCTGATCCCCCTTGAACTTCTTCTCGATGGCCTTCCTCAGGCTATCGAGTTCGGCGGCATTGATGGTACCGGCCTCATAGGCTGCCGCCACAGCCTTGGCCTTTGTGATGGCATTGCCCTCGGTGATCCTGCCAAGGTGCAGAACCTTGATGAGGGTCGTGAAGGTCCTCACCGCTTCCACCGAAGCAGGAGCCGGAGCGGCCTGACCAGGAGCGCCACCATCCCTAGGAAGCCCGTCATCTTCAACGGGCACTTCTACTTCCTGCGCCGGGACAGGGGTAGCCTTGGCCGGAGCGATCTGGGTAGCAGGAGCAGCTTTGGGAGCAGCAGGAGCGACCTTAGAAGCCCACTCCTCCCCCGAGAGCCTTACAAGCTCTTCGAAGGAGGGAAGCTTCTTCCCCTTGACCTCCTCAGGATCCGCGCTAAGGCGGAGAACCTGAGAAAGGTAGCCCTTGAGGACCTTAGGAGTCCAGACCCCCTCGTCCCCCTCCTTCTCCCTCCACTCCGCATGCTGGCGGATGCCGTGAAGCGTCCAGCCAGCAAGATTGAGGAAGTTGCCCTCCTTGTCTGGGTAGGAGGGAACATCCTCCCACTTCTTGCCCGCAACCAAGACCATCCTGGCCTTGTTTGCAGCCTTATAAAGGCTGGCGACTCCCTTCCCAGCCTCCTTCGGCTCCCAAAAGCCATCCTTATTAAGGACGACATTGGGGGAATGGTTCTCCCTGCGGCTCACCGTCTGCGGAGTGGTGGCCACCTCCTTTGCTTCCACTTCCTTCAATGCCTCCTCAACAGAGGGAACATTGAAGACGAAGCCCCGGGTATGCTTCTCAACATACCCAGAGAAGGGGACCTTGCCCCAATTCTCCTTGCCGGCAATCTTCTTGCCAGCGAGAGCAGAGACCTCTGCCACGAAGGCAGCCCCCGCTGCAACAGCAGCGAAGGGGGTGGCAGCTGCAACGCGGAAGTTGTTGGAAGTGAATACGTTAGCCATGATAGGCCTTTCCGCCTCTTACGAGACTCGGCACTTTTTCGTTAAGTTGGACGTATGCCTATGAGATACGACGATCTGTCACGCCCATAAAAAATAAGAAAAGTAAATGTTTCCTTGGCCCGTCGTCTATTGTTTAATGTGGAGACTATCTGACCACAGGGTTGCCTTGGTTTACCCCACCAGGACTGTGCAAATAGCACATCGTCCCTCCTATGCCCTCATAAGGCACAGTACAGAACCATAATCACCTTACCTATTCGATAATGGCTCTGTATTATGTCTTACTCTGCACTTTACGGAGATACCTGAATGTGATACAATGAGGTAAATAGGGGAGTCGAAGGTTCACCTCCTTCTTGACCTCCCCTCCAATTACAACCTCGACGCCCTTACTCGGACAACAACTCAACAATAAGATTGAGCAGGGCCAGGTTGACGGCTGCCTCAACTGCTGCTAAGGTGAGAAACGCAAGCAGTATCATGAGCAGTTCCCTCATTGGTGTCACCTCCTTTCAGGAGAACAGATACCAACTTTTCCATCTGTGTTTGTATTGCCAGTACAAGCACATTATGAAGCCCTCTATCCACACAACCGTAGATAGAGGGCTTTTAATATACTTGTCAGCGGAACTTGGCAAGCACTTGCTCCAGTGGAGCTTCACACCCCTGGAGCATGGCCGCCCTCACCTGCTCCGCCGTCCCCACGGGACGCCCGAAGGCGAACGCATTTGCGTCCACCTCCCGGAACTGCAGGACGTAGGGCTTCCTGCAGTCAACGAGGCTGGCCTCCATACCAACCTCGTTAAACTGCCAGACATGCCTGAATTCATGCCTGGCCATGAACCGTCCCTCCTCATAAGGAGTGACAGTGCGCCCGAGGGCGGCGCTGTCCATGGCCGCCTGCCGAAGCAGGCGATCGATCCAGAAATATACCCTCCTTTCTTCTGGATCAACCAGAGAACAGAAGGGCGCAGCCTGATGCTGCTCCGGAGCGTCCCAGGTGATGCTCACGGCCCAATCCTCAAGAATCTGGCCAAGAGACCTTACGGTCTCGAAATAACCGCAAACGATACCGAAAATAACCTTTATTGCATTTACTACCTTTGCCATGATAAATTCCTCCTGTGGCGCCGATCCCATTTGGATCTTTAGCGCCTTTGTCTTTATTAGACTCGTTGGTTTTATAGTGGACCTACTACCACAGGGTTCGTCTCTTACCCCTTCGGAACTGTGCCACATGCACATCGTTCCTATATTTTCCGTTTCGTCTTAATTTTCAAAGACTCATCGGGGGCTTTGATAGGCCCGACGGAGAGAGCAGTTTTTAGTCATGCTCAGGACTTTGCTTAATCTTTTACCCACCTCCCATTTTCGTCCTGGTGGACGAAGATGCGCTGGGCGAGCTGCGGAGCTCGCCCAGCATCAGTCGCATCCTCCCACCAGATTTCAACGCAGCGACGTCCTTCAAAAAAGGACGCCACTGCATCGCCTTCTTTCCATCCGTTGAGAGCGCGGGCGCGACGCATCTCAACGATATTTTGGGCACGATTGCCCTCGTAGAACTCTTCCATGACAAATTCCTCCTTTGAATTTTGTGAGAACTGCCCCCGTGGGCAAAAGTTCTCACTTTCAGAATTTCCAATAGAGTACCCGGTACCTCGACAAAAATTTATGTTTTCGATTTTCCTATATTTTTTCAGAATCTTCTTGACATTTAGAGCATCATGCTGTATAATAAAAATGAAGGGAGCGATAAAAGATGGCAGAAATTAACAAAGAAGATTACAAAAAAATGAAGTTGGCCATGGAGACAAAGGATTTTTCTGTACTCAAAGATTTGAATTTGGCAAGAGGCGTAAATGGAGAGTCTCTTCGCAAGGTATTAGAAGAAAACGCTCATGCCGGAATGTCATTGGAAGATACGTTCAGGTCAATCGAATTGGTTGACGGACCTACAGAGCTTATAACCCAGAAAGACATAGACAGATTATTAAATAGTTGATCTAATCCCTCATCTCATAGAAGAGATGAGGGATTTTCGTCTCCAGCCAGATTTTATGAGAACTACCCCCGGGGGCAGAAGTTCCAGAATCTGAAATTTCCAATAGAGTACCCGGTCCCCAGAATCGGTATGCAATTTCAATTCCCTATAAGAAATTTCCAGAATCTTTTTGACATTTAGAAGACTATGTGATACACTATTCTCGTAAACGAAAGAAGAAAGGAAGAGATTTTTATGACCGAATCTAAAAATGTTATGACGATAAACCGTAACCAGGAGTTCATTCTGAAGAACGAACTTAGAATTGCAGCAACACTCCTAAATGGACTTGGCTCCGCCGAAAAAGACTACGCCCATGCCATGGAGTCCATTATGAAGATGCCGTATTACTTCGTCCTTGTCAGTGGGCGGCGCATGATAGAGTTTACTGTAGATCTTGAGAAAGAGCTTTCAGGGTTGACAAAAAAGCCGTCGGATGAATTTTTAGACGAGTTGCTCAAAAAGATATTCGGAGACTATGTCGTTGTGGACTGAATGCTTAACCAGCAAGCCGATGTTTTGATACGTCGGCTTTTTCTTTTTGGAAGAACTTACCCCGAAGGCAGAAATCCCAAAATCCGAAAATTTCCAATAGAGTACCCGGTCCCCGACAAAAAAATCATATTTTTGTTTCCCTATAATAAATTTCCAGAAGATTTTGATTATATTGCTGCTATATTCTCTGTTATTCCCCGGTAATACAGACTGTAGAAGGAGGGGATTAAGACTAATGTCAAAAGTATACGTCAACGGAAAAGACGAGCCGGTAGAGGGGCGCTTCGAATTCTCTGTCTCCGTCGATGAGTCGAAGAAGCCTCCCGTGTTCTCGATAGAGGGGCGTTTTGTTTCTGGCGCGGGCTACTTCGATGACATCACTGAGCTGCGGAACGAAAGGTATCTGCTAAAGCGAGTGAAAGTGATATCAGAAGTTTATGGCTCTGAGTCGGATGATATCGTATATAACTTCACTGCTGGTATGTACCGTATCAGTAATCGTATTCTGGGAGGTGGCAAGAAGAATGGCTGAAGAATTAGCAGATAATATCATAGAAGATGCATTAGTAGAGACAGACGAAGAGAAATGCAATCAGTTGATTGCCTCCCTTGACCAGAGGAACAGTTGGCAGTATTCGGAGAAAGGTGTTCAGGCTATGAGGGCCGTGAAAGCTATCAGTTCTCTGAAGCATGGAGCGTATGCCCGCGTTCCGATTATCTGTAAGGGAGAAGGCTGTCCTTACGGGAATAGCTGTCATCTTCTCGCGAATGATCTGGCTCCGAAGTTAGAGCCTTGTCCTTTTGAGGCTGATAAAGTAGAGAAGCTGGTGAAAGGATATGCCCGCGATTTCGATATCGACGATCTCAGTTTTACTGACAGGGTATTATTGAAGGAAATCGTGAACTGTGACATCATCATTGACCGCTGTATGGCTCTTATGCAGGAAGAGGCTACTCCGGTTATCGAGATGTCTATGGGCTGCGACAAGGATGGGAACGAGATCTTCCAGCCTAATGTCTCAAAAGCCTGGGAAGCCATGGAACGTGTATCGAAGAAACGTAACGCGGACTACCAGCTTATGCTGATGACTAGGAAAGATCGTAAGAAAGACGGAGAAGAAGACGAGAATAACGCTCTCGATAATCTGTTGAATAATATTTCTGCCGTGGATATAACGGCGGAAGAAGGAAAGGTAGGATAAGGCATGAACTTAAGTCTCGATGCGCTTAAAAATGCTGGGAATGCGGCGGCGGACGCAGTGAAGAACTATGCTGGGACAGCTAAAGCTGGTAGTCAGCATTTTGCTGCAGAGGTTTATAAACAAATGGATGAATTTGCTCACTATACTCCTGAACAGTTCGTAAACGATGCAAAGTGGGTTGGCGGCGCTCTCTATAAAACGTCCCCTGCCGATATTGCTGAGCTTGGAAGAGAGATCGCCAAGAGCATGGCAGAAACCGGTGTCGGCCAAAGCGTTAGAAAAGGCGCGACTGAAGTTGGTAATCGCAGCAAAACTATGCTTAACGACTTGGATCAGTTCTATCACAACGCAGACGGCTCTTATAATCGTACCAAAGTAGGCCTCACTGCCGCTGCCGGGCTCGGTATTGCCGGGATCATTGGTTATAACGCAAATAACTGAGGCAGTATATGAGTAGTTTTGATTTATTCGGTGAATTTAAGCGCCAAGCAAAATTAAGTAGTCTGACTGAGCATGTGCGCACCCACTATAATCGTAGTAAGGCCATGGCTGTTCAGGCTTCTGAAGACGTAAGGAGAAAAGGCGTTCAGGCTGTTGAGCAGTACAAGCAAGCATATGCTGATAAATTTGGCTTACCTACCGCAGAGTCATCCATTGAAGAAAAAATTCAATATCGTGATTACATGAAAAATACGGCAGGCTCAATTATGCAACAAGTTCAGCAGTTTACTGGTGTTCAAAAAGGAAATCTTATGGGCCCTCGTAAAAATAGTGTTGCGGCAGCCGCAAACAGAATATTACAAAGAGCCCCTGAGACATATGAAGCGCAGGAGCTTGCCGATGCTGTTAACTCTGGCTGGAGCAACGCAGAGCTTCATACCGGAGTCCTGGATATTATCAACAAAACCGCTGATGCGCGGAATGCTGCGTTAGGCATAACAAGATTCCGAGGTACGGATGGAGCAATGAGTACTTTGAATGCTGTCCGTTCCCTCTTCTACAAAGACAACACTCATCTCAATGATGGCGTGGTTGTTGCTGGTGTCCTTGGTGGTACTCTTGCGACCGGCATGGCGGTGGGCAAAGCAATAGGTACAGGGCTTGACGCAGTATATGTAGATAGGAATTAAGGCCGGAGCGTCGCTCCTGGCGCTTCGAGGAAAGAATGACCCTCTGTTCGCAGTGTACGGAGGGTAATTTTCCCTTCGTAGAATACAGAGCAATAAAAAGGAGGATGAAATCATGGCATTCGCAGGATTAGGAGCGTTCGATAAAAACTTTTGCTCACTTATGAGCAATCAGTCAATCAATTCAATAATGGATTATCCAGGAGCAATGCTGAAGTCTTTCAAACGAGCTGCCCGTGATCGAGTAATGAGCTCGCCAGAGATGATGAAAAAAAATCCTAGTTTTGCCCCGCGCCCGTCAACAAATGGTGATGTTTTTGGATATGGCGATGCACTGAAGTCTATGTTCTATAAGTCCAACACAGGCGAGCTCTCTGCTGCCAGAGTAGGCGCCGCCGGAGCTGCTGGCCTTGCTACTACAGGTATCGCTGGATCCTATATCTTAGGTGATTGATTATGGCTCTTATCAATCCTTATCAAGGAGTAGAAAGTACTCTCGGTATAGGCACGGCTGCCGGGGACGCTATCGGTTTCGGCGCCAAGGTAGCGGGGAAAGCTGGTTTAGCTGTCGGCAAAGCTGGTTTAGCTATCGGCTCTGCTGGCGCAGCGGCTACTGTCTGGGCAGGAGGGCAGGCAGGAAAGCATCTAGGTCTTCCGGTCTTGAAAGGCTTAGGGAAAATAGCCTTGGGTACTCCTGGGTTTCTCATAAATGGAGCCGGTCCTCTCGGTAGTCCGATCAAGGGCGCCGCGAAATACGGAAGCAGTCTCGCGAAGAATATGGTGAAGTACGAGGGAAGCCATCTCAAGTACAACAAGTATCTCGGGGAACTTCAGCGAGAAGGGCCGTCATTGAAGATGACCAAATTCGGGTACGGCGTAGTCGGCGGTCTCGCTGGTGTCCAATTCTTGCGCGGCGCTTACGGTGCCTACATGGGTTCCCGTATGGGTGCCGTAGATACGAAGACTACCTCGCTTACCCCTGATTTCTCTCCTCAGGAATACAGGGTACAGCATCCTGATTTCGCGGGCGCTACAGGAGATCTCGTATTCGCATTGAGCGCAAATAGACATGGTTAATAATAAGACCACTAAGGAGGGAAATAGATGGCAAGCCAAAGCATAATCAAGAAGATCTTGCGCCATCATAAAATGGCGGCTCTCAATGTCGGCATTGGCGGCGCGTTCGCGTTCGGTACTTATGACGAGGCACGAGAATCCGGAGACGGTGTTGTATCGTCTGTTCTACAGGCAGGCGGCGACTTCGCTACCTCGATGATCATGAATCCGTTCATGTATATAGGTACACAGGTATTGGCCGGAGGTGGACAGGCCGCGATCCAAGGTTATAACGCCCTGGATCAGAGACGCCACCAGGTAGCTAGAGATATGCGTCAGAGAGCTTTCTCCAGCGCAGAATTCAATGATACCGAACAGACATATACTATGAGACAAGCAGGTATGGCTATAGCTAGACGAGCTAGAGGAAATGCTGATCTTGTACAGCTCGGGAATGAAGCACAGTTTATGGCAAAGTAAAATGAATCACAAGAAAGGAGGAAGATAATATTGCCTAAGATTAGATCTATAGATGACTATGCAAAACTTGCAAAAAGACTTACTAATAGGGCAATGTCCGGACGTGGTACAGGAAATTTTACAGGCCAAGCCATTTCAAGAGTTGACAGTGAGCTTAATAAAATAGATCCCATGACGCTTCGTATTAATGCGATGAGATCTAAACTAGCTCCAGTAGATGCAAGAAAAGCTGCCGTTGCAAAAGAACAAGCTCAAAATGCTTTTATTGGCAGGATGCGTAATATAGGATCTGTGCTTGAGCAGGGCAAGAAGGCACAAAAAGAGATTGATATCATTAATCACGCGAAAGCCGGTATTCACGGCGATAGAGGGCTAAGTACACGTGATCAAATATATGACAGTACGCATTCAAGACCAATTAATGAATTAGATCAGAAACAGACTTATGAAGATGTAAAAGCTGCGTTTGGCGGACCGCTTTCAACCAAAGAGCTGATTGAACACAATACTGGCGGTCTTGATAATATTGCTCGCACCAATATGATAAATGATGCTAGGGCGGCATTTACTTCTAAAAAGGGCATGCAGGATTTAATCAGTCTAAGAGCAAAAAACGCCAGGGCTCTTCCTGCAGGTACTGATGACTCTGCTGTTTGGGATGCAGCAATGAAGACTGCTGAAGGCGGCACATTCGGTGATTTTCAAACTGCTTATCGAAAACTGAATACTAATAACAGAGTTACTGAAAATATTGCTGCTTCTAGAGCTGCTCGTGCAAATACTGGTTTTGGGAAATTCGCTCATAAAGAAGATTGGGACGATTATGTTGACTCAGTAAAAGAAAAAGTACAACAAGAAGAAGCCGCTGCAAAAAAAGCTGCAAACGAAGCTAAAGAAGCCGAAGAGGAACGTGTAGCAAAAGAAGCCGAAATAGAAGGACGAGAAGCTGCGGTAAACACCTCCAGCATGCCTCCAAAGGAGTCTACCTATACTCCGCCAGAAGGATATTCAAGTGGCGCAGGCGGAGAAACTCCTGCCGCTCCTAAAGCAGAAGAACCTGTTCCTCAGAATGCGGGCAGTTCAGAAGTATCAGGCTTTGGAGGAGGAAAAGGCTCAGAGGAGAGCCCTCTCGATAGCTTCTTTGATGAGCAAATCGGCACCAAGGGCATATCCAACGCAAAGAAACACCATCTCAAAAGCACAAGAGATAAGTACCAGGAATGGAGAGCAGAGATGGATCAGCTCAATAAGAAAGGGCTCGAAGGAGAAGAATACAACAAGGAACTCAATAAAATAAATGATTACTACGGTATCAAGGCTGACGCTAATCCATTGGAGCATTTCAAGTCTGTAGCGGGAGAAGATCCCTCTACTTGGGATTGGGTAAGAGGCAATAACGTCATCGAAATCGGAGCAGGAGGAGCATTGGCCGCCGGCGCGATTGCTTCCTGTTTCTCGAACAAAGGCAAAATGTCCAACTCTGAACTCTATGGACAAAACTTCTAGTACAAGATCACTTAGGAGAAAATAGAACATGGCAAAAAACATATCCAAGATACAACAAGCACAGCTTGCTATCGTAATGAAAGACCCTGTACTCTGGGCCAAGCACTTCTTGATCTCGAATAACGCGCTCACAAAAAAGATGGGGCCATGGGAGGCCCGAGACTACCAGGCCGAGATGCTGCGAGATCCTTCCCTCAAGAAAGTGTATCGCTGCGGCAGAAGATGTATTCCCGGTTGGGCTAAAATCATGGACCCCAAAACTGGCAAGGTATGTACCGCTGATGATATCATAAAGAGAGAAAAGAACTTCACCGTCCCTTCTATGGATAAAGATTACCGAATTGTTTCGAGCGAGAATTGCGAAATCTTTCCCAATGGGAAAAAAGAAGTCTTTCGCGTACTTTTGAAAAACGGAAACTATGTAGATGCTACTGGCAATCATCCATTGTTTACGGCATCAGGATGGAAAGAGCTAAAAGATTTGAAGGCTGGAGATTGTATTGCTACCCCTTCTAAGCTCGACTTTTTTGGAAACACCAAAATTGCTGATGATGAAGTTAAGCTCTTAGCGTATATGATTGGTGATGGGAGTTGTACTGGCTCCTCCATGCGTTTTTCTAAATATGAAGGAAAACAAGTTGAAGAAATGAAGAAAATCGTAACCTCGTTTGGTTGCGAAATGATTCACTATGAATCCTCGACAAACCCTTATGACTATCATATTGTAAAATCCGAGAATAAACATAACCACTTCTTCAAAAATGGAGTTAAGGCTATCTTGGAGAAACATGATGTTTATGGTTGTAAAGCTGATGATAAAACAATTCCTGATGTCATATACGCGCTTTCACGACGACAAATAGCTATCTTCCTTTCAAGACTTTATGGAACCGATGGTTGGACTTACAGTAGATATACTGGAACTAAATATCTGTATGAGATTGGATACGCTTCTAACTCCGAAAAATTAGTTAGAGGAATCTACCATCTACTTTTACGCTTTGGAATACAGTCATCTATCCGTCAAAAAACGGAAAAATCATGGGAAATCGCGATGAGAGGCAAGAAAGATATTCTTCTCTTCTCTTCAGAAATAGGTATTTATGGTAAAGAAGAGGCTTTATCTAAGACAGTGGAAGCAGCTTCTCATAGTTCCGATGTCGACTCATTTATGCCGTTCGAAATAAACGAAAGAATTTCTAAGACAATGAAAGAGCGCGGAACGACGAAAATGGAACTCGTACGTTTATGGGCGCCAGGACATCGTCCTAATGATAGGTTGCGTCTTGGGGATTACAAACTACAAAAAAGAAAAGCTAAGCTGATAGCTGACTATCTTGAGTTAAATGAGCTTTCCTCCCTCGTTGATGGAGAGATTGAATGGAAAGAGATCTCATCTATAAAATCCCTCGGGATTCATATGACTTACGATATCACAGTTCCAGAAACGCATAACTTTGTAGTGAATGATGTAATCACCCATAATACAGGCAAAAGCGAATGCATGATTGTTGAAGCCCTGCATAAAGCGTTCACACATAAATTATACCGTGTTCTCTTTGTCACTCCTTATGAGAACCAGGTCAACTTGGTATTCATGCGTATGAAGGAATTGATCAGCCAGAGTCCTCTTGTGAAGGCTCAGCTTGTCACCTTCAAGAGTAGCCCATACACGGTAGAATTCAAAAATGGTTCAAAAATTCTCGGATTCACGACAGGAGCAGCCTCTGGAAGCGGCGCAGCGAGCGTCAGGGGGCAAAGAGCTGATTGGATCCTGCTCGATGAATTAGATTACATGGGACCTGAAGACTATTCAACAGTTTCAACTATCGCCGGTGAGCGTCCTGACATCGGAATGACGGCTTCTTCCACTCCGACTGGTAAACGAAGCACGTTCTATGAGATCTGTACTAACCCCAAATTTGGCTACACGGAGCATTATCATCCCTCTATGGATAACCCTGGTTGGTGTCAAGAAATGGAAGATAAGTTCCGCGCCGAGCTTACTCCTTCCCAGTACGACCACGAGATACTTGCTATCTTCGGTACAGAAGAAATGGGCGTATTCCCGAAGGATAAAGTAGACTTTGCTTCTCGGAGAGAATGGTACGCATATAACCCGTTAACGGATACGCAACAGAGACGTATAAAGAACGGCGACATGAAAGAACCGTTCATGATGGACTGGGACGAGACAAACCCTGCTCCACCGAATAAACTGAGATGCGCTGGAATTGATTGGGATGCGTATCAAGCCTCATCTTCCATAATTGTTTTAGATTACGATATAAAAGCACAACTCTTTCGTGTAATTAAGAGAGTAGAAGTGCCGCGAAGTGAATATACGATTGACAACGCAGTGAACTGGGCTATCAAGATCAATCAGATATATAACCCGTCATGGATATTCTGTGACAGGGGATACGGCGATTACCAGATTGAGCGCCTGCATATCTACGGGGACCAACATCCTTCCTCTGGCCTCAAAGAGAAAGTTGTTGGCTATCAATTCAAGAACAATCTGGAAATCCGTGACCCAGTAACAGGCATTGCCACGAAGGAGCCTATGAAGCCTTTCATGGTGAACCAGCTTGTCATCGCGTTCGATCGCGGGCGCATCTCCCTTTCCCCTTTCGATGAAGTCCTGCATAAGCAGATCATCGACTACTCAGTAGAACGTATCTCTCAGTCCGGCCAGCCGGTATATACCAGTGTCAACGAGCACTTCGTAGATGCTCTGGGTCTCGCCTATCTTGCCTTCGTGCTGAACTTCCCGAAGATAACCCGGCAGATCAAATTGCCGGAGTTCACTTCTAGGATGGAGCACGTAGACACGACTCTCGGTGTTTCCCGTGCGGCGCAGGCGCTCAACGAGCTGAATCGCCCCCATCAGAGACTTAATAATCCGTGGGCAGAAAGAGCGGACAAGCTTAAAGAGATGCGCAAGGGAGAACCTAAGGAAAAAGGTCAGCAATGGGTGAAAGTCCCTATGACCCGTAACAAGCCGTCCGGTGTCCGCTCCGTTCAATGGGGTTCGCGCTCAGGCTACGGAACTGGCGGCAGAACAATGTGGTAGTAGCGAGGTCTTTTCTCTCTGCCTCGTTATTATATAGAAATATCCCCTATTTCGTTAAAAAGAACGCCTGGGTCTTATCCCCTCCTCCTTGGCGTTCTTTTTGCTGTATCGCAGGAGAAAAATTCAATGAATGATGTCAACAAGAATAATCTGCTTTACGTTCCTAAGATCGAACCGGAGCAGAAATATAAATCCGACGCAGTATTCCCATTAGAATACGAGCCGCCGCAAATAACTACGCCTGAGGAGCCAAAAAAAGACACTCCGAAGGAGATATACAACGACTTTTCAGAGATTATAGAGCTTATAGAGCTTACAGGCATTCCGGAGCTTGAATTTATCAATGAAACAATAGAACGCCTGAAAAAGCGGCTTGAAGTAGTTTTTCCTGATGGAGAACTACCGGAGGAACCTCAGGAAAAGACTGGAGGCGAACCACCGGGCGAGACGGAGACCAAGCCAGGAGGTGGTACTACAAAACCGAAACCACCGGATATTCCGTATAGGCCACCGAAACCGAAGACTGGTACTCCTACTGAAAAGACTAAAACGCCTAACGATCCAACTGATAAAACCAAGCCTCCTGGTACATTGACTCCTATAGAAGGCAAGCCGAAAACCAATGACCCTATTCAACGGAATCCGCCAAAAAGCAAAAAAGATCCTGGAGATCCTAGAACATGGACAAAGGAAGATGAAGGTCCAAAGGGTGGAGATCCAGGAAGCGGAGATCCAATAGATCATGATGGCGGAGGCGGGAATACTGGCGGCACTAATATTGGTGATCCTACTGGAGGAATCGCGAAACCTGTCATTAAAAGAGTATATGGAGACGACGACGATGGAGATTCTTATGAATGGCATGTAAGCAGAGGCGGCGGATATGATGATATAGACCCAGGAACCGGCTTACCTACAGAAGGTGGAGATGAAAATCCAGAGGATCTCAAATACGGAACCAAAACTGGTACCCCAGAAGAAATCGAAGATGAGGTAGAACATCATATCCACGAGCTCGAAGAGGAGATTATTGAAGAGGAAAAACAAACAATAGAAGTTCCTGACATGTTCCCTAACGACACTAACGTAGTAATCGACGTGGTTCCGCCAAAAACGATTGTCGAGATCATTAAAGGCAACTACGAACGTGACACTGTGAATCTGCACGACTTCTATTTACAAAAGCTTCAGCTCATTCTGCAGAGATACTTTCAGAGAATGATGACGATCATGATCGAGTGCGATGTCGGTGATATAGACAACCTCACAATGGATTTTGATGGGGAATATGTCGTTGTCACTGATCCGAATATGCGTCATCTTCGTGATTCCGTATGCCGCAGTCAAATCATGCGCAAGCAAAAAGAACGCTACATTAAGAAACTGTTTAACGTGGACGCCACTATGCTTCACATGAATCGCTGGCACGTAGCAGAAAAAGAACGTGAATTTTATTATTCTGAAAGCTACGGCGACTCCGGTACATATCTTGATTCTCATAGCAATACACTTCTTCGTGACTGTCGTTCCCAGTACGATTCAGCGTATAACCAGTCTGTATACGACATGTATAAGTATCTAAACTCCTCTTGTGAAGTTCTGGACGATGTTCTTGAAATGGTTGTGCGCGAAGCATGGGCAAAGGGACAGATGCTGAAGAATGGCGTAGATATCTATAAGAACAGAGAAGCTAAAGAAGAGAAAGAAGCAGAAAAACGCCGGGCTGAAGAACTTGAGAAGCTCAGAAAACAGAAAGAAGAGAACGAGAACGCGAAACCTATGAGCATGTCTGGCGGCGGTCCTGTCCAGCAGACTATTTCTCTGGAAGAATCCAATAAGAATTCTGGCACGAAGAATACACCAAGCAGTACTACACCTAGCAGTACTACGCCGACTAGCAGTGGTCCTGCCAGTTCGGCAGCAGTGGAAAAAGCAGTGCAGACCGCAATCGGTATTGTCGGCAGAGGCGCTTCATATGGATGGGGCGGAAATGGCCCAGACGTATTTGATTGTACTGGTTTTGTTTCTTACTCATTCCAACAAGCCGGATGGCCTATTTCTCCATGTCATGGCTCTGCGTTCGATGATGCATTCGCTTCCATGGGCTTCGAGAGAATGGAGTTTAGCGGCGGAGACTGCAGCTCGTTGCAACGCGGAGACGTACTCTGCAACAGTCACCATGCTGGACTGTATATTGGCGGTGCCGAGCTAGCCGAAGCAGTCAATGAAGAATACGGTGTATGTATTCATCCTTTCCGTGATTATTATAGCTGGGAGTACCTCTGGCGTTATAAGGGCTAAAAGGGTTCTCGTTTGGTAATACAAGAATAGGAAACATAAATTCTATATAGAAAGGAACGAGCGGTTACGGCACTTTTCAATAGACTGATCCGCTTTTTCGGCGGAGACTCAAACGGGCGCAGTAGCCGCCTTCCCGCCCGCGAGGTATATCATGCACGGGAGGCGGGCGGCTCTTCGTCACAGATTACGCAGGCAAACGTCCAGCAATTCGTAGTCAAGGCTGTCGGTAATACTAACGAAGGCCAGAACGGTGATTTCACATCGTCGTCTTACGATCTCTCTGAGATCAAAGACGCAGTAGCGGCTGACTCCTTGCTAAAGCTGGCTGTAGCGAAATACAGTCAGCTCATCTTCAAAGCTGGATACACTATCACTTCAACAAATGATGCCGCAGCTGAATACTTGCGTGGCAGGTTCCGTATGATGTCCTTCATGACAGGGACTCCAATGGATATCCTGCTCCAGCAGGTAGCTGATGACTTAGTTATGTACTCGAACGCTTTTCTCGTGAAAAGCCGTACAGAACTGACCAATATCGGCGGCTTGCAAGCCAAAGGATTATACGATCCGAAACCTGTCGGCGGCTACTTTCGTATAGACCCTGCCACAATGCAGATTAAGGTTGATAAGTACGGACAAGTAAAACAGTATCAACAGCAAGTAGGACAGAACACCGCCAAGTTCAAACCGACAGACGTGATCCATATCTTCGTGGACAAACAAGGCGGCGAGCTGTTCGGTACGCCTCGTGTTGTAGCGGCGCTGGAAGACGTGAAGCTCCTTAGGAAGATCGAGGGCGAGACTCTCACCCTCATCTACCGCTATGCTATCCCGTTATATCAGATGAGGATAGGTCTTCCTGAACAAGGTTTTATGGCTACAGATAAAGAGATTGATGAAGCCAAACAGGAAGTTCAGAAGCTCGCAAATGATGGATTGCTTGTTACTAACGAACGTACTGAGTTCATCTCTATCGGCGCGGAAGGCGCGGCTCTTGACACCAGCAAATACCTGGAGTACTGGCGCAAGCGCGTGCTCGCGGCCCTTCATCTTTCTGAGGCTCAGGTCGGCTCCGGCGGCGCGAAGCAAGATGCTGATTCCATGGAAGAGCAGGCCCACGACCTTGTAAAATGGTATCAACACGCTTTGCAGACTTTTATTGAAGAAAAAATTCTCAATGAGCTTCTGATCGAAGGCGGATATAATCCGTACATGAATGAGCAGGATATCTGTCACTTCACTTTCAATGAAATCAATATCGAAGCACAAGTGAAGATGCAGGCGCATTGGCTTAATATGTTCCAGGGCAATCTCGTTACCATGGAAGAAGCACGTCAGGGCATTGGTCTCCGCGCAGACAATATTGACGAGTCACGACTGTATCAGAACATGATCCAGACTCCTGCGCAGCTCGCCTTGGTTGACGCAAAAGTTTCTGCTACAGGAACAAACAGCGGTTCCGCGAATACCGGTACAAGTGGTCCGAGCAAAACTGCGGCAAGTGGCTCACAGAAATCTACTGCATCGAAAGTGCAGCCTTCTAATCAACACGGAACCACCAGTATGAAGATAAAAGAAGGACTCAATTTGGCGGAATCGACGGACAAGAACGTAGCCGACTGGAAGAAAAACTTCCCTTCTATTTACAAAAAGTATTCCGCAATGCGTAATGAAGTAGTTGAGTATGGTAGTAAATCTGACATCGCTCTGCCCCTCACAAGGGACACAATCGTGAAAGAGCTTGTCAATAAAATTGCCGTAGAAGCGGACAAAGGAGTCGCGAAAGCTTTGCGAGATTCAGGCAAGAAACCGGATCATATTCGCGATGTTCCAATGGGTCAGCTTACCAACTACGTTGAAGACACTGTGACAAAGATGTTCAAGGACATCAAGAAGCGCCTCAAGCAAGCGGATGGTCCGGCGGGGCGCGAAGAGGCATTCAACGCAGTTGAATATAGGCTACGGTTCTTATGTGAGAAGATCATGCCGAAGGCATACTGGTTTGGCTACGCAAAAGCATGCGCATACACGGGAATCAAAAAGATCTATGTCGATTTCGGAAAAAGCGACGACGCTGAGAAATACGAAAAGATTGTTCGGACAACTGATTTCACGCTTGACGAGATTCCCGCCTTCCATGCTTATTGTTCCTGTAAGCTGAACCTCGACGGGGGGTGAAGAAACAAGAATGGCATTGATGATCAAAGAGTACATTGACCACAATAATGTCAATGCATTCTTTTCAGAGGCTGTTACGGAACACAACCATCTGAATCTTTCGGAGGCTGCCAATCAGACAAGCAATCTTCCGATTGATCCTGACAGTCTTATGGTAGAAGTCGAGGGCATTCATGGTTATCCTCATTCCACCAGGAATTATACGCGATACATGCCCGAATGCCTTATTGACGCGATTCCGGGCTGGACCAACCCTTACAACCGTCCTGTCATCAAGTTCCACAAAGATGAGGACGGAGAAACCATCGGACGGGTGATTTCTGCCGAGCATGTGCAGAAATCCAGCCGTTCAAAAACGCCCGCAACCAAATTCCTCATTAACGTGAGCGAAGAGAAAGCAAAGCAGGGAATCAAAGACGGGCGGCTCGATACCGTATCAATCTCGGGTATTGCCACTGATGTCCGCTGTTCTATCTGTGGCCAGCAACTTGCTGACGGAGAAGAATGCGAGCATGAACGTGGTCAGCAATATAAAGTCGGCTCCAAAATGAAAACATGCTACTGGGATATTTACCAGATGGAGCCTAAAGAGCTCTCGTATGTTATCGTCCCCTCGGACGTATATGCAAAGAACGAGCGTTTCTATCCTGCAGCAACAAAAACGGTAGAAAAGCCAAAACTTACCGAGAGCCTTGACAATAACCTACCGGTTAAAAACAACGACAAAGAAGGAGACATGGGAATGACTGAGCTTGAAGAGGCCCAGGCAAAAGTTTCCGAGCTCAGCGCTAAAGTCAAGGAGCTCGAAGAAGCAGCCAAGGCAAACGAGACAAAGATGACCGAACTGGCCGAAGCCAAAGATAAGGCTGATGCGCAGGTCAAGGAACTCACTGAAAGCAAGACTGCTCTTGAGAACGAGATCAAGAGTGAGAAAGAGCTGAAGGAAGGTCTTGAGACCGAGTTGGCTGAGACCAAGACGAAGCTCAAAGAGTCCATGATCGAGACTCTGCAGGCAGTGCGAAAGGCTACTGGCCGCAAGGAACTGGAGGAAGCCCTCGTAAAAGAGCGTTCCGTAGATTCCATTCGCGACAGCATTGTTGACCTGAAGGAAGAATTCAACGGCAAGTTCGCCGGCAAGAACGTCGAAGAGGGCGCAAAGCTTCCTGAGCCCAATTCCGTGGATAGTCCGGCGCTCGGCTCTAATAGCGATGGCAAGCAGCTCAACGTGAAAGAGTCCAAGAGCGAAGAAGATAAAGTTAATCTTACTGAGTCTATGAGCGATCTGCTGAAGAAGGCATTCGGCGCTCACAGGATGTAAAACAAGGAGTGATATTTAATGGCTTTGCAGCCTAACAATCTTGATGTCCAGGAGCGCATGCAGCCTGGCGCATACGGCGAAAAGTTCAAAGTTGACATGCCGGGCTATCGCAATAGCGTTTCCCGCGTAAACCGCACGAACAACAAGCTGGATACCGGCGACCATGACGTACTGAACCAGAAATACGAGTTCGACTATCGTCTGAAGCCGTTGTTCACTTACGGCTTTTCTTACGGCTACAACCAGATGGTTATGCCGAAGGGCCGCATCGTTGCAGTCGATCCGATGATGGATCTTCCTGACTCTGAGAGCCATAAGACTTTCAATGTGCTGACCATGGCAAATGGCGGCGTTCCGGTTCGTCTCCGTAAGGAGGGCGATGTATACCCCAACTTCGGCAAGGGCGCAACCGATATCGTCTCTGATGAGATGCAGGGGCAGCCTCTCCAGAACATTGGCTGTGAGTGGACCCCTGTTGCTGGCATGGACAAGACCTATGACAGCCATTGCTATCGTCCGTTCTACTCTGCAGGAGAGGGCGGCGCGGCAGGCTCGTTCGTTTCTGCTACGAAGCAGATGGCCGACGCGAAGCTCACGGTTGATGAGAGCAGCGGTCGACTTGCGCTGAACGGTGAGCTGAATGATGAGTACCGTCCCGGCAATATCCCCATCGGTATGATCGAGCGTAATGAGTACACCCGCGACAATGATGCATACAATGGCATGATGCCCGGCGCAGTCGTCACTGACGCATTGGTCGAGCTTCCGTTCTTCGCTTTCAAGGATAAGGCAGAGCAGAACTACTGGGGCAGCGTGTACGGCAACCTGAAGCCGGGCGATCTCATGAAGTCCGATGAGAATGGCCGCTTGACTCTTTCTCCGCTGTCCGTACCCGAGGATCTCGCTACTATGAGCATCGCTGAGTACGAGATGGAGCGTCAGCAGGTTGTCGGCCAGGTTTACGCGATCAACCATGAGCTCGTTCCTGAGGGTGCAGCAATCTACGCTACCTGGGCTCTTGAGGATCGTATGAACTCCGAGGTGTTCAATCCTGAACTCTATGCCAAGACGAATCGTCGCGGCGAGGATGCAGTGAATGGCTCCCCGTTCAACAGCGAGGGCAAGTACCCCGGCTATCCTTATGAGAAGAACTACTTGAACCACGACCTGCATATGCTCGTTTCTGCTGGCCGCAAGGATGTCTACGATCCTCGTATGAATCCTGAGTTCCAGTACAGCAATCTCGGCATCCCCGGCTTGACTTCCGGTGAGAATGTCGGCAGGCGTGAGATCCCGATGGTCAAGGCACAGCACGTTTCCAAGGCTCCCGAGGGGCAGGATTACGTCCGCAAGTATCTCCGCGCTCTGGAGGTGCAGCTCATCGAGGATTCGATGCAGATCCAGTTTGGCGACGAGGCTCCTCAGCAGCTCAAGCTCAACAGCAAGTATCACGGCTACACCTGCACCTATCTTTCTGAGAAGCAGGGTGTCGCAGTTCTGGAGGTTCTCGACAAGGTCGCTGATCGCGCCGAGCTCGATACTTTCCTTGCTGACAAGACTGATGGCGTAGACATCCTCATCGGCGGCACGAAGCGCGGCCTGGCTGGCGTTCCGGTCTTCATGGATTGGGATGGCTGCATTGGTTCCGTGACGGTGCTCATGCAGAAGTAACTTGAAGTTTACGGCAGGGAGAGGCGAACATCTCCCTTTCCCTCCGGTTTCCATATTAGCGTTGGTTTCAATAGAACCAAGGAGGTTAAAAGATTTATGGGTATGCACTTGCAGGAGCAGCTCAATAGTATCGCCAAACTCCGTAAGATTGCGGAGGACCGTGAGGCCAAGGGCGAGAAGGTTGATGTTTCTCCGAAGACATTTGATATCATGGAAAAAATGACTCGTAATATGGCGGGCGATTTTTCCAAGGGCCGCACTACCGTTGCTGAAGGCCTGACTTCCACGGATGTCATTCGCCTGATTCCGAAGGTCATCGAGGGCCAGCTTCGCGAGGCCGCTGAGCCTGAGTATCTGGCTACGCGCTTCATGAGCACCATCCATGTGGACGGCGGCAACACCGCAGTTTACGTTATCCCGGTCGTGGGCGAGCTGTTCGCACACGAAGTCGGTGAAGGCACGAAGTACAAAGAGGAAAGTGTTGACTTCAACACCGTCGAGAACGGCCAGCTCGAAGTCCGCGTGAAGAAGATTGGTCTGAAGGTGAAGATCACCGAAGAGGCCATCTCTGATTCTTCTTGGGACATTTATGGAATAAATGTTCGGAAAATGGGCCAAGCGATGGCCAGATACAAAGAGGAATGGTGCATGAATTCCTTCTCGGATCATGGCACTCCTATCTTCGACAACAACCTGCGCCAGCAGGAGCCTGCGGCAGGTACTACGGGTCGTGGCGCCGATGGGCAGCCTAACGACACGATGAGCGTTGAGGACTTCCTCGATCTCGTGCTTGCTCTTATGAGCAATGACATGACTCCGACGGATATCATCATGCATCCGCTGTGCTGGGTCATCTTCGCGCAGAACAGCATGATCGGCAACGGCATGACTTACGGTGCATTCGGCGGCAATCAGGTTCATCCTTGGGGTGCTGTTCAGGGTACGCCGGGCTTTGCAGGTCTTGCTGCAGATGCCGATGGGCAGAAATTCATCATGCGTCCGGAACAGGTACAGGGCCGTCTGCCGATGCCGATCCAGGTCAATCTCAGTCCGTTCGTCAACTTCGATAAGATCAACAAGAAGTTCGACATGTACTGCCTCGATCGCGCAAACGTCGGCGTCATCGTTGAGAAAGAGGGCCTCAGCACCGACAACTGGACTGATCCTGAGCGCGACCTGCGTCTCCTGAAGGTTAAGGAACGCTATGGCGTTGGTATCACCAACAATGGCCGTGGTATTACTGTGGCTCGCAATCTGGCAGTCGCTCCTACTTACCCGGTTGCTCCGACAGTCAACGTCAATATTCCGGCATTCCAGGGCACTCCTGTAACAGAGCCGTAATCGTGATTTTGTGGGGTGGCAGCAATGCCACCCTTTTTGTTGATAACAGAAAGAGGGAAGAATAAAACATGGCAGAACGCAAGCGTATCGCTACTATCAAGCTCAATAGCGGCCAGGGGGGCTTCTATGATGAGCTCACAAACATCCATCTGACGGTTGCAAACCCGATCGCTCACCTTTACGCAGGCCAGAATCTTACGAATATCCGCAAAGGTGTCGCTGTGGGTCATCTTAATCTTACAGAAGGTACTCTCGGACCTGATCCTCGCCCCTATCGCCTGATCCGCGTAGGCGATCATATGGAAATTGACCTTAGTCCTCAGCTTTTCAACAAGAAGCCGAAGAAGAAGACGGTTGATGTCGTTCTGAAGCAGGAGCCGAAAGCAGAGGAACCAGCAAAAACAGAGCCTAAGGAGGCCGATCCGGTAGAAGAGTCTAAGGAAAATTCTTTTGAAGAGTCTCTGATTGAGGAAATTCCCGTAAAGGAGACCCCTGTTGAGGAGAAAACAGAGGTCGAGGAACCTGCGGAGAAGGCTCCGACAAAGAAATCTTCCAAGAAAGAGAGCAAAAAGGCCAGTAAAGGCTAAGGTGATCAGCAATGGTTATGGATTTTTCCATAGTTTCCGTCGAAACCTCGTTGTTGGACAATGCCATTATCATCAATTTCAGCAAAAATGTCGACCCTGATTCCGTGAGTCCGGACAATATCTACGTCATGAACCATGATTCGCGGGATGCGATACCGTTTGATATCGAAGTCGAAGAAGATTTTGTGAAAATCACCTCAAGATTCGGCTTCGAACCGGATACGAACTACACGATCTTGATTCAGGCAGGCATTTCTGACCTTGTTGGCACGACTTTGGACAACCCTCTCGTAAGAAAAGTCCATTTTGATAGTGATGTCACCAATACCGTACGTATCATAGAGCCAATCGACTTCGAAATCGTGCATGAAATAGTGCTGAAATGGCAGGAATACGATAGAGACGGCAAGATCATCGCCGAGGAGGACATAAAAGACTCTTTCGATATCCAGATTGCCTGCGAGAACGCATTTTACAACGTAATTTGTGATACAACCACGATTTCTGGAGATACGGATGCTGTTCTCAAGGAACCAATCGAAGATGGCCAGTACTATTTCCGTATCAGGGCTCATAATGGACAGTATTTTGGGCGCTGGAGCAACGTAGGTACCTTTGTTTTCAAGAAGAAGGACGAAGTTCCAGAGCCTGAACCTGTACCAGAGCCAGTTCCCGAAGAAGAACCTGTCGATGATGAACCTAAACCTGAGATTACTGAGGGCGGGATTACCATTGTCGACTTCGCCAGCACCAAAGGAGTCCTGGATAAGCCTACTTACAAAGGCCTCGCAGAGACTGGTGACACCAGTTTTCAGTTCGTTTTCGAGGAACCGGTAGACATTACGGATATGAACATTCTCGTAAGAAGGAGTGACGTGTGATGGCAGAGATTATCAATGTTTCTGCAGAGCTTTCCGAAGACGGAAAGACTCTCATCGTTACTCCTGAGACTGAGCTTGTCGATAACGGCATCTATGAGTTTGTCATTTCTGGCGTGAAGTCAGCAGACGGAACCAAAACGCTGCCAGATTTCACTGCCAGCATCATGACTCCACTCTCCCCCATGCATTGCACAGTCGATAGCGTAAGAGCTCTTGTCGATAGCTTTGATATCCCGGAGCAGAATCTTCAGATCTATATCCGTGATGCCTCAAAGTATGCAGACTATATCCTTGCCAACGCTGGAAACGTATCTGCCAAGGACAAAGAAAAGCGCCAGTTTGCTATGGAGCAGTTCGTGCGTACCAAAGTAACGCTTGACTGCTTGCAGAGATCCACTATGGACAGGGTAAGTGCAGGAGCAGGCTCCATGTACAAGTTGGATGCCGTGGAGATCCAGGAATCTTCGAACTCTTCGATCTATAAGGCTATGATGGCAGCTCTTAGAGACGACTTGCAGAAATGGCAGGACGCTATCCGTGGCTACTTCAACGAAGGCCGCGCCAAGCCCAAGGCTACTCGTGTCGGCATCAAAGCTTCTGAGAACAATGATGTCTCGCATACCACGGTTGACAAGATCCTCGATAGCATTACGCGTACACCACCGGATTGGAGTGAATAATAGATGCAGCCATTTGACGATAAAATCCAGTCAGTCATCAAGAAGCTCTACTATCCGGTCTGGTTCATCATCAAGGATGAGAACATTGACTGTCCATGTGTCAACCATACGACAAAGCAAGCAAATCCTCACTGCAAAAAATGTTTGGGGCTGGGTAAGAAGATCAAGATTGCCCGTATGAAAGCAGCTCACCAGCAGATTGAGGATATAACAGCTCGCGGCGAAGGTTTAGGATATTCCGAGAAGAACATTGGATCCAACTACTATACTCTCGCCGATGTAGAAGCCAGGGAAGGCGACTATATCGTTGACGGGAATTACATAGACATCATCCAGCACTTCTATCCTGAGCGTAGTAATCACAGCGATCCTGTGTACTACAAGTACGTGGCGACGCCTAAGAAGGGGCATTACAACACCTTCATAAACTTGTTCAAGGAGGTGCTTGCCGATGCCGGTTTCAATGCGTGAGGTTTACGTAGACAAGCACTCCAACATGGTGATCGCCGCGAAGGCGAATACTCGTTATGAGGTTGGCTCTCCTGTATACATGGAGGATCCTGTAGAAGCAGCAGATCTCTACGGCGAGGATAGCGATCTCGTAAAAGCGTTCAAGACTGCGCAGTCACTTGGAGTGAAAAACATCTTTCTGATGAACACGCTCAAGCACTCAGACTTACTTAACGCACAAGAGATGTTTGACCAGAACGACTTTGCGTATGTTGTCCCGATTGGTTTCAGGTTCAGTGATACATTTGTAGATATCACCAACGGCTCAGAGAGAACTAATTTCTATGCTTACCTGCTAAATAACGCAAGGATCAGAAGCAAGACCATCTATGTCGTGACAGACAAGCATGCTTCTCTCTATGAGGATATAGATGCCTTCATTGAAGACATGGATTATCAGGAAAAGCTGTTTCTCTGGAATTGTCGCCCGGACGCAAATCGACGCAATCTCATCTTTTGCGCCAATAACTTGAAGAATACAGAACATGCCAATCTTTATCTTGCTGCCGCTCTCTGTACTACAGATGCCAGCAAGTATCCAACTTCCAATTTCGGACCAGCTGTCTTCAGCATTGACGAATGGGACATGAAGAAAAGCTGGGCATACTTCAAGAACCATGAGCTTCGTCCTACCACTGTAGAGAACTTGCTCAACATGGCTGATGCCCATACGCCATACAAGATTGTCACAGTAAACAGGATCTTGAATATCATTGACAGAGAACTTGATTTCACCGAATTCCTTGGCCAGCTGTATACCGAATACAAGAAGATGCTCATACAACAGAAGATTGAACGCTACTTGAGTGGACTTAAGGGGTACATCATATATTGGTACAAGATAGAATCCGTACAGGCATACAAGGGCGTACCAGGCACTGTAACGGTGCTTTGCCGCTATACCATATGCCCAAAGAATACCACTGAGTCTATTACAGTAGAGAAGGAGGTGACTGTTGGTTGAGCCAGCCAAGACAAAATGGTCTTGAGATGCTGTTGAAAGACAGGTACGAAAAGAGACTCAATAATGCAGAAGGTGGCAGCTCCGAAGGCAGACTGCGTTCCACGAAGGGTGCAGATCTCGATGACCTGGCTGATATGCTCGCTAAACTGGTTTCCAAGAGCATGAGAAAGCAGAAGGTAGAGTTCTTGCCAGATGAGGGTGCAAGGCCAATCGTAGACCAAAGCATAAAGATCGATTCGCCTCATATCTATTTCTCTGTTGTTGACAGCATTCCCAAGAAAGAACTGAAGCCTATGGTGCGTGAAGAGATCAATGAGCTCTCAGATGATCAGAAAAGCCGTCGAATTGGATCTATTTTTGGCAAAAGATATATCAACATTGTTCAGTTCGACATATTTGCTGCTGATTATATAGAGGCGAACACGGTAATGAAGAATTTTGAAGAACTGATTTTTGATTACTCTTCATACCTCAAGGAGAACGGTATTGAGGAGATCTATCTTCAGAAACGCTTCACTGACAGAAATCTCGACCAATATCGTCAACACTTTTCCATACGTAGCCTGCAATACTATGTTGAAACTGAAAAGCTGTTTGCGCGTTTTGGCGAGACAATGGAATCAGTACTTACCAGCAAAGAACCGTAAGAACTACGGGAATAGCCCGGCAAAAAGCTTCACCTCATAGCCATTGGCCGGGAACCGTCGCGGTCTTGGCTACGACGGAGTTCAGAGATAGCAAATTTTTATAAGGAGGAAATTTCATGGGTATTTTCGACAATGAAGTCAACCTTCCTGGCGTTATTACCGAAGTTGAGGCCGATTATGGCTACGGCTATGACACATCCCTCTTTGGTACGACCGATAGCGTCATGGTGATTGGCACCGCGTTCAACGGTCCGGTTGGCACCCCGACTCCGGTCTACAGCCCTGAGCACGCTTCTTATGTATTTGGCGATGTCTATGACAGCACTAAAAAGCAGGAAGCGACTCTGGTTGCGAGCGTTCAGGATGCGTGGGACCGCGGATGCCGTACTATTTACGCTGTTCGCGTAGGCGGCAAGGATCTCTACAAAGACTATGATTTCTGCGTGGATAACGGCTACAAGCTCCGTGTCAACAGCATCTTCCCAACCAACAAGGGCAAGGACATTTATTTCTACTATGACGGCACGCATGGCCGAGAGGAGATCACGTTCTTCAAGCCGACTGAGCGCGCAACCATCGCCGAGAAGAAGGCTGGTCGTGTTTCCAGCGTAACCGGCGGCGTGCTCAGCACGACAATCAAGCTCGCTTTGGATCGCGGCGTATCTTTCAACTCCAAGCTCGTTGATCTCATCAA